GAACCATGCCAGCGGTGATTGATCTTCAGCAAGGTTCGTCCATCGCTCCTGTGACGGTATCCAAGACGAAAAACCAACCCACTGTTCTTCGTTGTCGACACAGATCAGAACGCGGCGTGACGTTTTACCGTCTTCAATATCATAGTTCCAATTCATGCTTTTTTCCTTTGCTTCGCAAATTCGTGTTCGTGATAGTCTTCCATTTCCATCACGTCTAGGAAGTGTTGACCGTCAGATCGAAAGGTTGGTTCGTCGCTGTTCTCGTTCACCTGCATTCCCTTGAACCCGTGGCAGGTGAACGAATTTTCACCGTGAACAAAACCGCCTTCAGAAAAATCTGTTTCTTCAACTTCGTCAGCTGTTTTGTGGCAAGGAAAATCGTTGTAAGGATTTTCGGTCATGTACGCAAATTCTGACGCTCGTTCAGGGTGAAGAACAAGGGCGGTTTCACGTTTGAACGGACAGTGTTCACAACATTTTTTCATCCATGTTCGTTCAGTCATAGGTTCATTCCCATAGGTAGCGACAACTTCCCGCTGTCGGGGTGTTCAATGGTCTGAAACGCAAGGGGCTGTTCACCCTCTAACAGTCCAGACCAGCGGCGTGCGTAAGTGTTCCAAACGCACCACCGGGTTTTTCGTGAATTCGCCACAGCGATCACAACTTTCGTCAGCCCGTCGCGCGGTGCGTCCGTGAAGTTATAATTCCACATTAAGATTCACGTTAGGGTGTGACGGTAAAAGGGCGAACTTCTGGTCAGGATCGTCACTTAAAAACCCTTTAACGCATTCGAATAACCAACATTCATGCACTGGTGACCACGTAACGTGAACCCATTTACCACGAAAGAACGCCAAACAATCGACACCTTTTTCACGGTCAGCTGATGGGACTTCCCAAGGTGGGGTGATTTTAGGGACGAACGGCGTCAATTCTTTAGATTCGGGGGCCGCTTGCGGGATCACACACATGACAGCTTCAGCCATACGCAACCACTTTTCACGGGTTTGAGGTCCAGCGTCAGCGAAAGCTTCAAGGGTTCTCACGTTTGAAACTTTACTGTTAGTCGACGTTATGTTTTTCCATATAGCGTGTGCGATTTTTTCACGGTCAATCATTTTACAAGGTCCATTTCGGTTCGGGTTTCACGTCAGAAACAGGGCAGTCAATCAAAGCTTGTTCAGCGATCTTCAGGAACTTTCGAACCGTCCCGTTCGGTTTGGCTGTCACGCCTTCAAGAATTCCCGCATGGGCACCCCACAGTAGACCGTGGGCAACGTCAAGTTCAACGGCGCGAAGTTGCCAGTGTTCACGCTGACGTTCAGCTGTTTGATAGAAAACCCACTGATCATTGATCACACGTTTCAGCCTGATGATTTCGTGTTCAGCGTCTTCAAGTTCAGTGTTTCGTTTCAGAAATTTAAACATTTTTTAGCCTTCCGGGGTATAGGAGATTTTCAGTATCGTGGCGCAATCTTCAGGTTCGATGTGCGTCTGTGTCGTCAGTGCGTTTCGAACAGCTTCGTCCAGCAAGTGAACAGGCGTGTCACCGTCGATCATCACAGGGATAGGGGTCACGCCGCACCCTGACCGATTCCGAACTGTGGCTGTCAAATTTATGTTCATGATTTTTCCCTTGTTTCGTGTTTCTAGCTAAGTGATAACATATGTTGTTAAGTGGGGTCAAGTGGAGTTTTCAGGTTCTTTTAGTTCTACATCTAAACTTTCGTGAAGTGCAAAAAGACGGTCTACTTCATCGGTATTTTCAGCGCGATTTGCTTTATACAATCGCAACCGCAATTCATTTAAAACAACCTCAAGGCTTTCAGACAATCGGTTCATATCGTTTCCAGTTCTGTGTTTAACGTTTCGGGGGTGGTGTTGTGGTTGGACCGCACTGAACGCAGTGGTCACGGATCAAAGCATTAACCCACCGTTTTCTGTTATTCATGCCAGTGTGCAGACCTGACCAGTAAGGTTCCCACCACACCCACGCCCCACAATTCATTTGTGTGGGGAACCACGCCCAACACTTTACACCCTTGCTGTAACGGTTCAGAACCTGACGTTCAGTTTCACCATGCCACTTCATATCGTTTCCAATTCGTTTGCAAGGTTACGCATAAGCGCAACAATTTTTTTTATCTTCGCAGTTCGTGACGTGGGTGTTCCGGTTGGGACCGTTCGAAGTTCGTCCTGTGGAATTCCGAAAAACAGCGACAGAATAGCGTCAGTTCGTTCATTGCGGTTTTGCGATGCGTTGCTGATTGTGCCACTGGAAAGACCAAGAACAGCTTCAAGTTCGCCAAGTGTGAAGCCGCGCTTGTTCGCCTCATAACGAATTTTTTGGTTGCTGCCCGTGAACCGGTCGGGGTCCTGTTCGTACTTTTCAACAAAACGGCAAACTTGATCGTCAGTGCCAAGGTGTTTGCCTGTCTGTGAACTAAGAAAGTTTATTACATTTTCATCAAGTTGTGTCAGTTTTGAGGAACGTGGGGGTTTGTAAGCAAACACCTCACCAACGTTTTTAACAGTTCCACCGTAGTCATAAGTAAAAAGGTTCCCTTCAATTTTTGTTATCTTAGACGGAACACCAAGATTCGAAAAAACAAAGTCACCAACTTCAAGTTCATTTGCGGGGTAGTGTTTAGCGTGATCAATCATTTTCATATGCTTCACCTTTCATTGTGTAAATAACGCTTACAATACCTTAAAGAACCTGTAAAGACCCTTGTGAGATTTATTAGGTATTTATGGTCACAGTGTTGATTTTGCTTAATTTTTTACCCTCTAAATACCTAATGACCTGATATATGAATTAAATTGGTGTAGAGTAGAGGGGTACAACAGGTGGTGTGTACCGCTCTAAGGGGGGGGTAGTGAGAAACACCCCTAGCCAGTCCGATTACGTCTTCGTCAATGATTTCAACGACTTACCGTGGACCTAATCGAATCCCATTAGGTCCACGTTGAAATGAACTTTACACTGTGACTGATTTGGTGTGTATGTATGTTGATTTTAAAAAGGTGAAAACATGAAACGTGATCTGACTGAAGCTGAACTTCAACGTCTTGGGTTGGTAAAATCACCAACAATGATCGACAGGGGTTGGACAAAAGAACAAATAAAAGACGCGATCAAGGAACTTGGTTTTAGTGTAGCAGGTTTAGAAAAAGCTTTAGGTGTCGCGCCTCGTTCGATCAACCAAAGCCTTCAGCGTCGTTCAGTTTCGTCTGACAAAGCGATTGCAGCATTTTTAAACGTTCATGAAAGCGTGATTTGGCCTAATCGCTATTTCGTCAACGGTGTGGCTATAAACAAGATTTACAACATCGAAACGAGGTCTGACGAAGAACTTGCGACACTGAACGCTGAATTTTTAAAACCACGGAAGATCACTGTCATTCATGATTGGTACGGGACGGACGGTGGACCAACGATCACCGTTCATGATGACGTGAAACCTTTAACTGTGGTTGAAAATGATGATAAACTAAAAAACGCTGACGGAACTGTTGATCATCCGTTTTACAGTCAACCGATTCATCCTGACGTTTCGCCAATGGCTGATGAACGCCGCGTGGTTAAACTACCGACCGGTATGAAAATCTTATGACGGTTGCTGAACGTTGTTCATTTATTTTTTAGATAAGTGTTGCTAAGTGTTGTCAGTGTCTGTAGAACAACCTTAGCAACCTTGAAAGGGTCACGTCATGACGAAGCACTTTTACGCAGCAGACCACGCGTTTCACGAAGGCCACAAGGCCGCATCTAATGGGTGCGGGATTGAGGCAAACCCATACTGGGACTCTCATGGAAAAGTGTCAGGTGGCCACACTGAGCAAGCAAAGCAATGGAAGGCAGGTTGGCAAGATTACCGCGCCACTGGCAACCCTACAAACAAGGACGCCATAAAGGCTCTACAAACGCTGCATCTGTACTACTCGAAACCCGCGATGTCCGTGCCCACCGCGATGCACGCCATACTTAGCAAGAGCTTCGCAGACGCTATCGCAACCGACCCATTCAAGGATTGAACGAGCCAATGAAAAAAGGTTTTATCACGATCACTAACAAACTTTATGGTGGCAGAACTGTCAGCGCATACCTGAAAGACGGTGTCGCTGTGGCAAAAGTCGGGAAGGTGTGGGGCGTTTTTCACGTCGCTTCGAACGCTGAAATCAGCCACCTTCTGCAACGTAAAACCCTGAAAGAAGTTAAAGCTGTTGCACAGTCAATCCTTGATCTTGACGTTGATTGGACGTCAACCAAAGGTGACCGGGTTTTTGATCAACAGTTCAGATCAGCTGTCAGCGCCATTCGTGAAATTGCAAAGGAAACGAACCGATGAAAAACACCCCGTTTCAATCGTTCGTCATGTACGTCATGACCGTTCTGATTATCGCTTCAACCGTTGCCTATGTGGTGGCGATATGAAGCTGACTGACGCATTGAAAACCTTTGGTCATCGCGCTGCAACTATTTCCCACCATGAACAGTTCGGTGGGAAGTACATGGGCGAAACGCTAATCAAACTTTATTCACCGGGATCACCTTCACTGATGTTGATGTTGCGCCCTAGCCTCGACGGGAAAAGCTTCACGATGGTGACGTTCAAACAGGACGCTTCGACGTTGTCGGTGGGATCGTGAAAATAACTGTTGCTAAGTGTCGTTTGATGTTTTAGAACTGGTTTAACGAAACGCAACACAGGGAACTATATCATGACACGCACCGAATTCAAAACAGCCTACAACGACGCAGCCAAGACAGAATCAGTCATGATCGAAGTAAACAACAAAGCTTATTTTGACGAAAAAACAATCACGCACGATGCATGGGTTGAAGCAAACGCAAAAGCCGCGCGCCACTTCGAAGCACGCATTTCACACCTTGAAAACATTGCAGCGTGATCCACCAAACCCAAAGAAGGAAAACCAACCGATGACAGCCCAACTGCCAACAGGGATGACCCTGCAGCCACCACAAGCCACTGACGCCACTGTTGACACGACTTATCGTGTGACAGCTGACGAACTGCGTGAATTCATTGAACGCATCGAACGTCTTGACGCTAAAAAGAAAGACCTCGCTGATCAACAAAAAGAAGTAATGGCTGAAGCAAAGGGGCGCGGCTATGACACAAAAATCATGCGCCTGATCATAGCGCTTCGAAAGCGTGACAGTGACGATATCGCTGAAGAAGAAGCGGTGACTGAAATGTATCGTGAAGCGTTGGGCATGTGACCCTTGACACACCCTGAAAACTAATTTACCAAACTCGTGAAACCCTCCCTGTGTTTCGTGCCTCTCTCAAACTGGACCCGTCACGTTTTAGCCCGTGACGGGTTTTTTTGTTGTTGACCGTCATGGGGTCCATCCATATAAAATGAACCAAATTACCAAGGATTTTCACAATGGCTGCAGCGATTGACAAGTTCGATGAAAAACGTGGCGCAAGTTTTTCGTTTGTGCTTGATTGGGTTGCAACCACTGATGTTCCTGCAATGGATGGTGACGAAACGGTCACCTGTGATCTGAAGGTCGCTGATAACGGCGCTGGTGTACCTCTCGCAACGTCACCTGTGATCGATTCAATCCCCGCAACATGGGACGCCACGGGTCCACACTGGTTTTTCTATTTATCGGCGGCTGAAACCTTGGCGTTAGAACCGGGCAACTATATCTTTGATGTGAAGGTTGTGTTTTCAGCAACGTTGACCGTCATCACTGAACCAATCGTTCTTGAACTAGATCAATCGGTGACCTGATGTTGATTTTAAAGTTCACACGCGTTGCCAAGCCGGTGTTCACCTTTCGAGGTAAAACAGGGCAGGTAATTGAAATGGTTCAGCGTGGTGGGTCGTCAGCTGTGGCAGCGGTCATCGGACCTGAAGGGGGTTCAGGTAGTATATCTGGTGATATAAATAACGGATTGACCACGGGGTCAGACGGGGGTTTATTCGTGACAAATGCGTTAGACCTTGGAACATTCAATTAAGATAAAGGAACTTCACCATGCCTTCAGTTCGACAGAAACGCGGTTTAGCTGCAAACCTTCCATCATCGGCGCTATTGTCTGGTGAAATTCACTTGGCGACAGACCGTCAAACAGCGCACTTCCCTACCGACGCCACTACAATGGTTCCTATCGTTCCCGCAATTGATGCACTAAGTGCAATCGGTGCTGTTGCGGGTGCTGCTGACCTTTTGATCATTCACGATGCCAGCGCAACTGGATTGATGGAAAAGAAGATCACGTTCAACGATTTTAAAACCGCGTTGAATATACCGGACGGTGACGGTGACGAAAAAGTTGCAGTCGTTTCAGGTGGCACGGCGGGTTATATTTTCGGCACAGATGGGACGGACGGAATTCTGCGTATGAACACTTCGATGATCATGACCAAAGACGGTGCCGATGGGTTTGTGACGCTTGCCGTTGGCGCTGTGGATTGCGGGACATTCTAAATGCCTGATATTCAGCACAAGCGAGGCACACGCGCTGACCTGAACACCTTAGCCACGGCAAACGGTCTGTTGCAGGGTCAGGTGTATGTCATAGACGACGAAGACCGCATTGCGATTGCAACGGGCGTTGGCACGTATCAGGCGGCTGCGAAGGAAGGTGAAGGGGGGTCTGCAGCAAATACCACGCTTGATGACACTGATCTTGTTGTTGCTGTCGCCACTGACCTGCAGACCTACGCTGAAAAGGCTGACGCAGCTTTGCTGAAAGCGCGAAGCACAGGGATTTCTAAAACTTTCAACACCGCGTCTGTGTCGGTCGGTGGTACAACTTTCACGATACCTGCGATTGAAGGTGAAATTTACACGGCGGCGGGTTACTACGAAATAGACTACGCGGGCGCTACAGGGGTAACCGTTACAGACTTAACAGAAGAATCCACTTGGGTTTATGTCGATAACGCGGGCGTTTTGCAGCAACAAACCACGCTCCCAACCCGTGATGATTGGGCGGGCAAACTGTTCGTTATGCGTGTGGCTGTTGATACTTCATCTTCAACCATTATCAGTTTTGAATACCTAAGTAACACGTTGGGTCACTACGCAAACACGATAAGAGATATTGTTCGGGTTCTTGTAGCTAACGGAGTCCCTTTAAAAGAAGGTCAACTGATTACAGGTAGGGCTGGTGATTTAGGGTTCGACGCTACAGAAGGATCGATAGTCAAGATTGGCGCAACAGGGAACGTGTTTAATGCGAACACAGTTCCTTTTAACCAAGTGACTAACGCTGAATTTTTCTTGTCCACACGAACGGCCTATGACGCAGGGGGAAACACAGCCCTTCCTTTGGTTTACGATAACAACGCCGGAAGCCTGATACCTTTGGGTTCAGGGACTTTTGTGGGTCATAGGCTTTACAGGTTCACTAGTGGCAATTTCGTAATCCAGTACGGTCAAGGAAACTATGCTAATTTAGTTCTGGCGAAAGCTGGCGTTCTGTTAGAAAATTATGTGATAAACCCTATCCTAAAAGAAGCGACGTTCTTTGGTTGGTGGTTTGTTAGCAGTACCGCGACAAACACTGGCGGCAACACCCTCACTGATTTTGTTGAATACACAATCGGTATCACGGGAGGAAGCAATGGCGCGTTGTCCGGTTGCGCCCTTCGTGGCAACAACGGTTCTGATTTTCTCGACAAAGCAGCGGTGGCTGTCAATCTCGACTTAGAAATAGGCGTTGACGTTCAAGCATACGCGGCGGTACTTGCGAATACTACGGCTAGCTTTCTCACCGATGATAAAACAAAGTTAAACTATATCTCTGTCACACAGGCGGTTGATCTTGACCAAATAGAAATAGACATCGCTGCACTTGCAACCCTTGGCACAGCCGCGCAAGTTCTCACGGTTAATGCTGGTGCAACGGCTGCTGAATGGGCAGATGCTGGTGGCGGCGGGGACTTTGTGGCTATCACTGAAGGTAGCAACACAGGCTATGGTACTTCTTACAGGGCAGATAACCCAACAAACTACGGGGACATTGGTAGTAACGCCGTTGACTTGAGCTATAATTCTAGCTCCTCTACAACAAAAGGAGCCACTGGTAGTCGCTCAACAGCAATGGGCAATGGCACAACAGCCAGCGGGTCAGAATCAACCGCAATGGGTAATGGCACGACAGCCAGTGGCTACATCTCAACCGCAATGGGTGATAGCACGACAGCCAGCTCCGACAGATCAACAGCAATGGGACACAGCACGACAGCCAGCGGCACTTGGTCGACAGCAATGGGTCTTGGCACGACAGCCAGTGGCTCAAGATCAGTAGCCATGGGACACTACACAATAAGTAACGGAATTTACGCTACGGTAACGGGTAGGCTGGGGGGTATAGGAAGCTCGTCCGGAACCATTTTTGCAGTAGCTTACGCCGGGTCAATGCCGACAGCAGGAACAGCAGACCAAAACTTAGTGTTCAAGGTCAATTCGGCTGGTAACGGTTACTTCGATGGTGTTGCTGACTCCGGCAATGCTGACTATGCAGAGTATTTTGAGAGCTTCGATGGAGCACCACTAGAACGTGGCCACTTCGTTTCCTTTGTGGAAGGCTCTAGCTGCTTGGAATATGGTAATGCTGACATCGTGGGTATTGTTTCCTCAAGCCCTGCCGTTGTTGGGGATAGTCAATCCATGCACTACAAAGGCAAGTACAAGAAGGATGAGTTTAATACCTACATCCGAGAGCCTGTAGTGGTCACAGAAGAACTGCACGTTCTTTCTGCACACCAACAAGGCGAGGCTTGGGAAGTAGTTACTTCAGGGTCTTTGCCAGATGAAATGGAAACCTTCCTTGTTGAGATCAAGAACAAGGAAACCCAAGAAGTTCTTGAGACCCTTACCGACGAAGCCGCTATAGCAGGTAATCGCCTTTATGATTTCGAAGTCGAAGTTATTGGCACCTACACTCACACCATGATTGATAAAGTTCTGTCAGACACCTACGTTGAAACACGGGAATACTTGCCGCGTAGTGAGCGTCCTGAGTGGAGTCCTATTGGGCTTCTTGGTAAACTATGGGTGTACTTGGCTGCGGGTGAAGTAGCCAAAGTCGGTGATTACATTACCTCTGATGCTGGTGGTAAGGCCGTACTTTGTAAAAGAACTGATGCTAATGCGTTTAGGGTTCTTGATGTAAATACCGAGTATAGTCTGGTGAAAGTATTCTACAAGTAGACTTAATATAACAAATAAACTATAACAAAATAACAAGGACTACTTACACATGAAAAAACGAGCTAAGTCACGTTACCAAGAAAAAGCAGAACACCGCCTGCCAGAAAATAAGTTTACTGTTCTACCTAAAAACCAAAAACAGGAAAACTTGATTAATGCTATTAAGTCATACCCAATTACTGTTACAATTGGGTGTGCTGGTACTGGTAAAACTTATTGCAGTGCGGGTACTGCTGCTATGTTATACCTTCAAGGTAAACACAGTAAGATTGTTCTTACAAGGGCTAACGTACCAACAGGTAAATCTCTAGGCCACTTCCCTGGAGACATCAAAGAAAAGATGACACCTTGGCTACTCCCTATGCTCGAAGTACTTAAGAAGGCTCTTGGACAAAACAAGTATGCCTACATGATGGAGAAGGAACTCATTGAGATCCAACCTATTGAAACTATCCGAGGTCGATCCTTTACAAACTCTATTGTGCTTGTAGATGAGTCACAAAACTTGACACTAGATGAAATTAAAGCAATCACCACAAGACTTGGAGAAAATTCCAAGCTAGTCTTAATGGGGGATCCTGCTCAATCTGATGTCAAGAAGGGTGAAGACCTACTGCGCTTTACTGAAATGGTAGGGCGTTCAGACATTGAACTCCCTGTTATTGAGTTTGGTGTTCACGACATCGTGCGGTCTGACATTGTTGCAGACCTAGTTAAGCTCTATATTAGAGAGAAACTTTAGTATTAAATAAAAGAGGTCTTCCTTAAAGAGGGAGTTTAACCGCTTAATCGCTTGTAGGTAGGAACAAAATAACTTACCTACAAGCACCACTTTAAAGGAAAACAAATGGCATCTTATGAATTTGAGGGAAACCCTATCCTCGCACCACTGACTTTTTTGTCCAACGACAGGGTAATATCATCTGAAACAGCAAACCTTAAACAGCTTGTACACAGAACAAACGCTCAGCGTTGGGACTTGCAGTTTACAATCTTAACTAATAAAAATGCAGGTGAAGTTCTACTTGGTATGTTAGACAACACTTACACTGTTAAAACTATGATTATGCCACAGATAACAGATGTTGAGAATGCCTCAACCACAACTGGGCAGATCACCACATCCCAAACGGTTTCTGCAGGTGCTACCTCTGTTGTTTGTGGGGGTGGTAGTGGAACACTTTCAAAAGGGTCCTTTATCCAGTTTTCTAATCACAGTAAAATCTACATTACTACGACTGATTGGGATGGAACCTCAGACAGCATTGATGTGTTCCCCTCTTTGCGCAACTCTGTACCCGTAACAACAACCGTATACTTTGGCAGCTACACTACAAAGCCGCAATTAAATTACCTAAGATCAACAAGCAATATATCAGGTATCACTTATTCTGATGGTGTTCTTGCATCGCCCGGATCTATTAATCTTCAAGAAGTAGTATAAACATGAACAGTTTTACAGAGGAAGCACGTATTGAGGCTTTAAATAAGGCAATTAAAAAGATAAACCGTGTAAAGAGAACCCGAATTGGTTACGCTTACGGTATTTCTGATTGTTGGACTTTGTTCTGTTGTTATGATGGATATCTCAGGGGGAATGAATCATTAAAAAATCTTTTCCTTGGATACGAAGATCAAGACGACTGGTTTAAAAAGCTCTATTCTACGGGCTTTGGTGATCCCAAAACAATGCTTTCATCCTACTATTGGAAAGAAGTGCATTTTGAGGAAACCCAGCTTGGAGATATGTCAGCTATTTTTTATCCAAACAACCCAGAAATGTGGTCTACCGTTATGAAGGTAACCCCAAACACTTGGCACACTTCTTCTAACTTACCAGAAATGGAAACGTTGACCGACAAGTTCGTAAAACGTCACCTGCACTTTTCAATGAGGCCTTATTATGAGACAAGTTAACGCTTTCGTAGAGAGCAAAATCTACGCAGAAATTTTAGAATACTACGCTATTATCTACCTTGAGCTATACGATTTAGATTTGTATTTTACAACTCTACCCTACGACATTACTGTTGACGGACAGCTTTACATTAGCTCAGTTGGTATTGTGGATTACTCAGCACCGAGTCAGACCTCGATTGTTGACAGGGAGAACTTCAGTTTCTCTATTGCAGACCCGGATGGTTCTTTTAAGGAACGTCTAAGAGTTGGTATTGCAGGTAAAGCTGCTAAGATGTCTGTTGGGTTTTTTAATGCTGACAAAACCCCAAACACAGATCCAGAAAATTTTATTATCTCTTATGAGGGCTGGATTGACGGTACCTCTTTTACATCAGACTTTGAGGAGTCAACAATCAACATTGATTGCTCTTCGCCTATGGCTGACCTCGGTTTGATCAAAACAATGATCACATCCTCAGACGGTATGGACCAATTTAACACGAATGATACATCTTTTGATAATGTTATCGCAAATAATGAAACTAAATTCAAGTGGGGGAAAGAGTAATGCCTTTTATTACAGCAGCAGTTGCAGCTTATGGCGCTTTCGCGGTGTTTCAAGCAGCGGTAACCATCGGTTCTGTTATTTACCAATACAAAAAGAATGCGGACATGAAGGCCGCGCAAGAAGCAGCGGCAGAGGCTCGCAAGGGTTACGAAGCAACTAAGCAAGACACTGTAGATAACTTGCCTGTTGTTTACGGCCTCAACAAAATTGGAAGTGTAATCACAGACTACCAAACTAAAGATAACTACACATACGCGGCTCCCACAGGTTACAATGTTTCTAACTACGTACCTGTTTCAGGCTTCCTAAGCGATGCGAACAACTATTTTGAAGTAACTGTGACTGGCACCACTGGCTCAGTATTAACAGGCGATGGTGATGTTGGTAATGATATCGTCAATATAACAGTTATTCGCACCGTTGTTGTATTTGGTGGTGTAACTGTTAAAGATCAGACAGTAAACACAGCAACAATCACTTTGTCAAATGGGGTTTTTCTTTCTACAAGCTTTGAGGAATACCGCAGTGGTATCAATATGGTTGATGAAGGTGGCTTCTCTTACTATGCAGGTACCTCTAGCCGAGTTAGTGACAGTGTTTATAGGTTTGGTATCCGTCGTGTAAACAACGATGCAAGTATGAGTGTCTTTGCTAACGGACTTGACTCATCAAAGACGGGTTCAAAGAACGAGTTTCTTATAACACAAAATGCAATGGCCTTTGCTGGTATTTCTCGTGTAACCGCTGTTGATATTGATGGTACAAGCATATTTGATGATAAGTTTTTGGACAGCCTCCGTATAAACGTATACAATGAGGGTGGTGTAGATAACATGAGTGTCGCAAACGGCTTCAACTCTAGCAACCTCTTTACAGAGACTACCTATGCAGCTTGCGTTTTTAAACTAAACAGGGACGACCCCCAATTTAGTAACGGTATCCCTCGCCTTAATTTTTATGTTGAGGGGCAGCTTGTTTATGATATTGAAGAGTCTAGTGGAGTCTACTCTTTGTCTTCAACAAAAACTTATAGTAGTAACCCCTCACGTTGTCTTCTTGATTACCTAACTAATACCGCTTATGGGCGCGGACTAGCCTTGGCGGACATTAATCTTGAGTCTTTTTACAATGCCAAGGTAACTTGTGACACTGTTGTAAAAACAGGTGCTACTAAAAGTGGCAAAATTACAGGCGGCTCTGGCACAACAGACGTTAGGCTATTTGAGTTAAACCATATTGTTGACACTAAAAACCCTATCCGAGAAAACATTGGGCAAATTCTTGAGTCTATGAGTCAAGCAACACTTATTTGGACAGGTGGTACTTACAAACTAAATATCCCCAACCCCGTAGAGCAGCCTTCTGTTGCAAACGGTTTGGTTGATAGTCAACACGTATTTGACGACAGTGATATTATTAAATCAGATGTTCATCTTTCTTGGCCGAATTCTGAAGATAAATACAATCAAGTAACCGTTCGCTTCCCTAATTCTTACAACGATTTCAAGGATGACTCTGTTAGTTGGCCGCCCCTTGGTTCTTCTGTTTACAATCTCTACCTTACAGAGGATAACGGACAAGAGTTTCGTACAGTTATAAGTCCAGCGGGTGTTACAGATCCCTACCACGCCCTTGCTAAGGCGGAGGAAATGGTTCGTTTTAGTAGGTCTGGGGCTGTAATTAGCGTCACCCTTCAAAGGAAGGCACTACTACTAGAACCCGGAGATTTCTTTATACTACAGTCAGATTCTTTAAATGTATCTAGCTCTGTATGGAGAGTTGATTCAGTAAAAATTAATAGTGATTTATCTGTAAAGGTAAATGCTTATGAGTTCAACTTTGCTATCCTTGCTTGGAATGTTAATGACGATATTGCTTATAAAAACAGGATTGTTCCACAGCAAGTAGTATCTCCTCCACTGTCTGTTCTCTTTGACTCAACAGCAAATGACCTTGGTACTTACTCAGGTAAAATTACTTGGACAGCACCAAATGATGCCTTTGTAAGGAGCTACCTTGTTGAGTACACAACCGATAGTTTGGCCAACGCTCAGAATGGAACAGCAATATTCAGGACTATAGGGACAACCTTTGGTAGTGAAATGGATGTTCCCGGACTACAAACAAATCCCTACGTATTTTCCGTGAGGTCTGTTAACTCTATTGGTGAGTACTCTGTTAGGGCGCTATCGTCAGTAGAAACAATACAGCTAACAACAGTTGGCAGTGTGGCGGTAATTTACGCTGATACAGCAGATGAGACAACGAATACACAAAGCTACACTCTTGGTGTAAATACCTTTGTTGCGTACTATCCTTATGATGGTGATTTACCTACACTACCAGTAACTACGGGTATTTCTTTTGCATTGTTTGTTGGAGAAGCTGGTGCTGATGGTACCGACGGAACAAATGGTACTGACGGTACTGACGGACCACGAGGCCCCGGTTGGTGGAGATATGAAACTAACACTAGTGCAAGTACTGCAGGTCTCACAACAACAACTGTTAATAACTTTTTCGCTACAGCAACAGGTCTCAGCCCTACGGTAGCAGACAGGTTTATCATAGCAAACACCCTGAATGAGGCCACGGGTTATTTAAGAAATGCCGCAAACGATGCTTGGGTAGAACAAGCAGCTTTTATTGACGGTGACTTGCTTGTGGATGGAACTGTTACCTCAACTGCTATAGCAACGGGTGCTGTTACTGCAGACAAAATTAGTGTAACAGAACTATCTGCTATTAGCGCTGAAATTGGTACATTTTCTTCGGCTGCTAGTGGTGAAAGGATTGTTATAGAAGATGATAAAATTAGTGTTTATGATGCAAGCAATGTCTTGCGTGTTAGAATTGGGAACTTAGCTTAATGGCATATGGAATGGCAATTGAAACTACTGCAGGGGTTATAGATATTAAATATCTTAGGTCTGCTAAGTATATAGCAACATTAATCTTAACTACGACTAGTGGCTCTGTTAATGTAAGTGGGTATCAGGAGACAGCAACGAATGGGAGTAATCTGTGTCAACTTAGAGCTAACGATGGTAAAGTCACTCCAAATTTTGTGTTTGATGATGCAACAAAAGTTTTGACTTGGTCTCCAGACAACAATGTTCAGTCTGGAGACCGCAGTTCTAATATCACAGCAATTTTTGTAAGGATTGACTAATGAGTTATGGAATTACAACTACTAATCGTTTTAATGAAAAGGTTCTTGGTACAGAGGAGCCGCTGTTTGTAAAAAAGAGGGAGGGTATTCTTACCAACTCAGGGTTCGCTGGAACACCAGAGTACACAAATAACTACTTTTACAAGTTCTACAGAACAGGTGGTGCTGTTGCAACAGGTAATGAAATAGTTCTTTATGACATTGGAACAGAAAACCACATTGCATTTCCACCTGCAACAGACCCGGAAAATTTAGGTGATATAATGTATCAAAATTCAACTCTTCGTTATGTTGTTATGGAACCTAGAGATTTGCTTGACACACCAACGGGGTATGGCGCTGCTTGCTTTAATTCTGCTGGGGAATGCACCTACAGCACTAGCGAGCTTTTATGCTCAATTTCAGGTGGTTTTATAGAGCGTGATTGGGATTACATTGGCCAGAAATCCATTTATGGTGGGCCAAACCCTTTGCAGCCAAATTTAATCACAGGCTCTAATTCGAGTATCATAATAATTGGGCAAACTCCTTCCCTAAATGGTGGATGGATACTGTCTGCAACGTTTTATGACGGCTCACCAAACATAGGGATACAGTTAATCACAAAACGTTTCGATGTTTTTGACTTTAGCTTACCGTTTGATATTAGGTTTGCCCAAGATTTTAATTCTTTGTACGGCAACGGTTAAATTGCTAGTATTAAATATAAAGAGGCTCTGCAAAACGTGGTGCCAACACAAACAAAGTAAGGAAAATAAATGAGCTATGTATTCGGAAATTCAAGTAAAGCTAAACTAAAGGGTGTTCACCCAGATCTAGTAAAGGTTATGATGACCGCTATCATGAACTCTGGTCAAGACTTCTCAGTTGTTGAGGGTCTGCGCACTGTGGCACGCCAACAAATGCTGTTTAACAAGGGTAAGTCCCAGACAATGAACTCACGACACATTACAGGGCATGCTGTTGACTTGCTACCCTATCCATTTAGTGGTGATGTAGATGGTGATGGTATTCCTAACGTAGAAGACTGGGACCAGTACTACCCTATTGCAGACGCTGTCATTGCTGCTGCTAAGGAACACAACGTTGCTATCCGATGGGGTGGTAACTGGCGTATTGGAGACACTCGCCTCTGGAATGACTCTGGTAAGGCTCTGGCTAAGGCTTATCCGGGAACCTTCCCCGATGGCCCACACTTTGAGCTATTTAGAGAAGTGTACCCATGAATGAAACACTAAGAAAGAAGACGTGGAAGAGGGAAATGGCTGTTGCTGTTTTCCTTTTCTTCGCCACAACCTTTTATACAGGAGTAGATAATGAACTTATCAAGGCAATCACTTGGCCAACGTATACGGTCTTGGCTCTTTCTTTTGGTCTTGATTGGTGGGGTAAGTCTGGCTCAGGGGTGCAGTGGCCTCAATCCGGTGAGTCTCCTAACAGGGGGAGGCCCGAATATAGCGGCCAACACCCAGTTGGGACAGGAGAACAACCAGACAGTAGGGTTGACTCAGGAGACAGAAACAACCCTGTCAGTGGCAGAGAATAACACTGGTACGGTACGCCAAGACACCTCAGAAACCAAAGTAGAAAACAAAGATAGTGGAACTGTAAACATAAATGAGGTTAGTCCACTTCTTTTTGGAACTCTTATTTTGTGTTTTGTGTTTTGGTCCTATTTTTTATACAAATTACCAAGCCCAGATCAGATCTGGAAGAAGAAAAAGAATATTTAGAAAAATACTGCCGACTAATGATAACACTTAACGATGACAGCTAAATGCTGAAAGTCATCCAAAACCGGTAACTACTCTTGGGCAGACAAAACCCCAAGGGTAGTACCATGATAACAAACAAAAATAATACTGCCGACTAATGATAATAGGTAGGGATTTCCCTATTATATAAGCATACTTAATAAGACACTTGTAAAGTAAGTTTTTATAATAAAAATCTTCATTATAATTATAATTTAAAAAGGAGACCTAAATGGCTCAAATCAAAAGGTCACCTAAGGCTACCAAGAAATCTGTTGCTGATCCTTCTGATTCTTATATAGCTATCAAACCACTCTGGGCGCGTTCTAGGGCAGTCCTCCAAGGACAGACTACTGCCAAGCTACACGACGAAAATGTACTTGATTTTGCGGACAATTTACTTGTCCCTTTCTCAACTAGTATGAGTCAATCACAGTATGACTTCTTTAAAGCTGAAGCCGAACTTCCGGGTCTAACTGCTCAGTACTCCAAGGTGCTTATTAGTGCTTTGTTGAGAAAGCAATCTTTACTTGATTTGCCAGATGAAGTTCCGGATAACGCAAAAGATTGGATTGAAAACAACTTTACACTTGAAGGTTCTTCTTTGTTCAACTTCCTTGATACAGCCCTTTGGGAAGAACTTCAGACTTCTCGTGGTTGGGTTTATGTAGATTACCCTGAGTTTTCAGATGGTGATTGGGAAGAAATGGATCAAGAGCAGAGAAATATGACTTCTCCTTACCCTGTTTTGATTAAGGCTGAAAATGTTATCAATGTTAAAACAGGTATGCACCCAGTTACCAAGACAAAAACAATTACCCGTTTTGTAACACGCTACCTTGTTGAGAGGTTTTCTGATGATAACCCTTGGCATGCTAATCTAATTGACACAGTAAGCGACCACTACCTTGATAAAAATGGCAGTTTTGCTATTGATATTTATGAGGCAGTTGGTAACGCAGATATTGTTAAGGTAACTAACGGTGAGGTTGCTCAAGAGTATAACGACTCTATCTCAAAGAGCTTCAAGAAGGTTGGTGCAACTATCTACCCTAAATCTTGGGGCGAAAATATTAAGGAAATACCTGCTTGGCCTCTGAATGGCCAGATTGAACCAATTGAACCAATCCTTATGCCACTTATTGACCGTGAAATTGCTTTGTACAATAAAGTATCACGTCGTAACCACCTTCTTATGGGTGCTGCTACTTATACACCTATTGTAAAAGCAGATATGACAGACGAAGATTTTGAGACGCTTGTTGGTTCAGGTTTAGGCTCTTGGCTACGCGTTGGTAAAGATGAAGACATTACTGTTCTTGCTACTCCAACAGATGCTTTAGCAGACATGGATAGAGCAATTGAAGCTACTGTTCAAGAAATGGCTAAGATGGGTATTCGCATGCTGTCTCCCGAACAAGATTCTTCTGGTGTTGCCCTTGAGATCCGAAATGCTTCTCAAACAGCACAACTTGGTGCCTTGAACTCTAAGGTCTCTGGCACAATGAAAGAAGTGATCGTCTTTATGATCAACTGGAAGTACAACCTTGATATTAACAGTAACGATGTTACCTTCCAAATGTCTTCTGATTTTTCCCCTATGGTTGGTGGTGAAGCTGCTATGCGCCTTGTTTCCGAATGGTACCAAGCAGGAATTATCCCTCGCTCAGTCTTTGTCAACATTGCTAAGTATAATGACTTTCTCCCTGCTGATTACGATGATGAGGAAGCCACCTCTGAAATTCAAACAGATCCACTTATTGATAGAACTAGTGATGACGATATCAAAATGGATGACGACTAACCGGCTTGCTCAGTCGGTATATAAGTAACTAGCAAATACCTTGGTCTTTTGGCAAAGTTAAATGGAATGTCACATCAGCGCCGCTGGACTGACAGCCAAGGTAACTATTCTTCTATAGCTCAACGGTAGAGCGTCCGACTGTTAATCGGTTGATATTGGTTCGAGTCCAGTTAGAAGAGCCAAAGCCGCCATAGCTCAGTTGGTAGAGCAGTTCACTTGTAATGAACAGGCCCGGAGTTCGAATCTTCGTGGCGGCACCAACACAGGGATATAGCTTAGTGGTAAAGCAGCGGTCTCCAAAACCGCGTACGGGAGTTCGATTCTCTCTATCTTTGCCAATAATAACTCACACTAACTACTCACAGGAGTACTAGTAATATGAACGTTAATGATAAACTCTTTGATCGCATTGTAAACCACATGACAGATGTTCGCCTTTACGAAGAAGGTGTTCAGGTTGAAAACCGTAGGATACTCCGTAGACACCGAAAGCGTCTTCGCAGCCTTCTTACAAACAACCTTACAACCGATGTAAAACCTGAAGTCACTCGTTTCGGCAAAGAATTGAAAGCCAATTCAGAACGAAGCCTTCGTGAATTCTCCACATCACAACTTGATTTCCACTCAGACAACCTTAATAAGGAAGTTCGTGGTTTCTACAAAGTAAACCGCCCAAGAACAAAAGAACTCTTGGCTGAGATTACTGGACCAAGTATCCGTGGACCTAAGACACTATCTCAAAACCTTGCAAACATTTCTTCTGGGGAACTTGTTCGTATCCAAACAAAGGTTCGAGGTGGACTAGCAAGAGGTCTTACACAAAAAGAGATTATCACTGACGTTTTAAAAACGACTAAGATTACAGAGATACAGGCGAGGACCCTGACCCGTACCTCAATTACTTCAACCCAGACAGCTGCCCTTAACAAGGTTATGCAAAACAACTCAGAGATTTTGTCTGGTTATATGTTTACAGCTATTCTTGACTCAAGAACAAGCTCAATTTGTAGCTTTCATAATGGAAAAGTATACAAGATTGATGACTTGACTTACAGGCCACCTCTACACTGGAACTGTCGTTCTAGTATGGTACCTGTTCTTAAAAGTAAAGATGAGCTTGCCTTACTTGACTCTGCACGTATTAAACAGAGAGCCGTTGGAAAACTTGATGTTGCTGCCTTTAATGGCAAACCACCAATGATTGTTAACTTTACCGACTGGTTAAAACGACAAGGTTCTTCTATTCAAGAAAAACTTCTAGGTTCCGCTGATGCTGCTAGCTTGTTTCAACAAGGAAAGCTAAAAGCCTCCGAATTTATCACTCCAAAAGGACGGGCCTTGACTATCCA